CAATTTCCCTGATAGTTATTAGTGGTATTGCATTAAACAGGGATGTAGAAAATCTGCACAAAAAAAGTCTCCGTCTGGAAAGCACCAAACGGAGACTTTATAAATAAGAAAAAAGCTAGGGATTAGCCATCCTTGGATTCTGCTGCTGCCTCATCCAGCAAATCCCCCAAAGAGGTGGTCAAGTCATCCCCGGATTCATCATAGGCTGCAACTTCTTTTGCCAGGGCGTCCTCATCATAGTCGGCCGCTTTTATACTCAAACCGATTCTTCTCTCATCCTTATCAATCTTGATCACACGAGCCTTGACTTCATCTCCTTCTTTCAAGTGATCTTTCACTTTTTCGATCCGCTCCTCGCTAATTTGGCTGATATGAACCAAACCATCGATATCGTGATCCAGTTCGATAAAGGCACCATACCCAGCCACTCTTGCAACTTTCCCTGTCACCACATCCCCCATACGGAACAAGCGGTCGATTTCTTCCCAAGGATCGTCAGTAAGTTGCTTCATACCCAGTGAAATCCGCTGGTTGTCGATATCGACTTCCAGGACAATCGCATCGACCTCATCTCCCTTTTTAACCATTTCGCTGGGATGATTGATTTTACGAGTCCAACTCATGTCAGACACATGAACCATACCGTCAATGCCTTCCTCTAATTCGAGGAATGCACCGTAGGAGGTAAGATTGCGAATCTTTCCGCGGACACGGGCACCTGGTGGGTAATTGTGGGTGGCCATGTCCCATGGATTGACATCGAGCTGTCGAAGCCCGAGCAAATGCATACCACGAACAATATCAGCAAAAGAATCAGGGTCTCTGTAAGTCTCTGTCTTGTTGATTTGCTCTGCAGTAGCTACTGATGAAGAATGACCAGCAACAATTACACCATAGTTTACAGAACTGTTAGCTCCAGCAAAAGATGGACCTGTTCCTACTGATGGTAAATTGTTTGACTGATAAACCTTGAAACCATGTAGGTTGTTTAGGATTAAACCATTCTGTAGTCCTGTTCCACCAAAGTCTGCATCAAATAATCTTGAATCTTCATCCTTTAGTATCTCAATAAATACAGGGTCTAATACTAACCATCTACCATTAGTGTCAACATTCTGTTGGTCTAATAGTCTAGACATTCTAGCAATAACAGTTAATGGGTTTCTATCTCCGTTTGCAGGAGCTGCAGAAGTAGCTGCACCTGTTCTTGGTAAGATAGCCACAGCTTCAGTTGCATTACCACCGAAGTCTTCAGCATCAAGTTGCATTGAAGCTAAGAGTTCGTTAGAACCTGCAGTTGCTACTGCTTTAGTACCATTTACAGTTGTATTAACTGTATCAGGTGACCCATGAATTGCTGATTGCGTAAAACCTGACATATAACCAAGTACGTCTTGGTCAAATTGGTCGGCTAGTCTATAAGCTGCTCTATCTGATGCTAACTGCTGAAAGTTAATATGAGAATGAGCTTCTTCTATATCATCCACTTTAAATGCAAAGTAATTAGCTTTGTCAATTGTAAGTGAAAACTCTTCGTCATCAAGGTCTTGAGGAGTAATAGTTGTTCCTCTTGAGTATGCCTTGACTGTTATTTCTGGTTCTTTGATAACCTTAACGGAATCGCCCATATTAGCAATCTCACCGAAGTAATCACTATTAGTGATAGCTTCAGCTACAGACCCCTTGCGGAAAGCAAGTTGAACCTGTTTGCTGTAAATAATAGGACTAAAATTACCGTTAGGAAGATTACCATAACCAGCTGCTGCTGTAAATGCCATTTTTATCTCCTTAAACATTTATCAAATGTACACGGAATGTGTACCATTAGTTTTTAGTCATTTTACTTTATAAGGACCATTCATGCGTTGAGGTTGTACGTGAGATAGCTAGTCTCTTGTAGGCTCACATAATTGGGTAATCTCTTAAAGTGTGTATAAATGTAGTATAAGTATCCTAAAAGGGGTTATACTACACTTTTAGTTATCTATAGTTATACTTAGATTTAAAACTTTGTCAAGCTTTTATC